GGGCACAGGCATGTGAGACCGACCGAGGTGCATCAACAGAGCACCCTTTCGGTTGAGTCAAGCAAAAGGAAAACCCGCCATTTCTGGCGGGTTTTCCTTAGACGATTTTGATTTCCTTATTCGCCATCGTTATCTTGCTTCGCAAGCAGGTCAGTAGTTCTCGTTTCTCAAGTATCGTCCCATCCCGCAGGATGTATTTCGCATAGTTCCGCACGTCGATATCGCCGACCTTCACTGATTGTCCTTTGATACCAAGCAGTCCAGACTGGAACTTCTTGTGTCGTTCGATCTCCGCCTTGATCCGTTCCTTCATACCAATCTCGTCGAGATCAATACTGTCCATGAGGTTTGCGAGCTGTTCGATTAGGTCCTCCTCGCGCATGTAGCCAGACTTGCAGTTCTTGTCTTGGAACCGGCAGCAGCCGTAGTAGACGTAGCGGTGCACGTTGCCGTTCTGTTGTTTCTTGAATTTCTCGTCGGCCGTTATACCTGATCCACAGAGGCCACAGGTGAGGAGTTTCGTGAAGGCAAACTCTTTGCTTTCGCCTTTCATCGAATAGTTCATCATATTCTCTTGCACTTTATCGAAGAGTTCCTTCGTGATGAGCGGCTCGTGTTTGCCGATGTACCACTGACCTCCGCCTTTTGGATACTCGAATGAGCCATAGTAAAAGGTGTTGCGCAGGGTGATGTATATGTTGCTGATGGTGAGCGGTTTTCCGCTTTTCGTCTTGAACTTGATCTCGTCCTTAAGCCACACATGCAATCGTCGCCCGCTATATTTCTCGTAGGCGACCTTCTCGAACATTTTCTTAATCACAGACGCCCTGTGGGGATCGACTTCAACGTGACAACTCTTCTCCTTGTTTGTGCTATTCAAGTATCCCGTGGGTGCGGTGCACGGCCACAGCCCCATCTCGCATCGCGCTCGAAGTCCTCGCTTCACATTCACCACTTTATTATCGTTCTCGAGTTTTGCCTGACTCCCCAATATCATGAGGAGGAATTTCTCATTCGGGTTATTCGTAAATTTCTGCCCGTAGGTACGAATCTCATGGAGCTTCCCACTATCCATAAGGTCCACAATTCTTCCCAAGTCACCGGCGTTTCTAGAGATGCGGTCAGCGGCCCAAGTCAGGATACCGTTGAATTTACCGCTCTTGAGCTCGTCTACAATCTCATTGAACACCGGGCGCTGTCCGGCTTCCTTTGCGGAATGCGATTCTTTCTTGATTTCCACGATCTCGAGACAGTCCCGTTCCGCCATAGCCAGCATTTCCTTGATTTGGCTGTCTATAGAGAGGATTTGCTGTTCCTCGCTCTCCATACTTTTCCGCGCGTAAAGCACGTATTTAACCCTTGTGGGGGCTTGTATTTCCTTGGCCATAGCCCCCACTGGCGCTTGTATTTGGTTAGTCATACCCTAAGGGATGACGCAACCCCGCTAGAGAGTCCAGAGTGCCCTACAGGCCCTAGGAGTTGATAACTTGAGCTTCTCTCTATGCGAGAGATAAAAGTGATACCATTTGGTATCCGTATGGCTGAACCCGAAAAAGAAAACTCCCTTACCGCAGCTCTCCGTCACTTCGAGACGGCGGAGGCAAATCTCGCAAAACTAGAGCGTCTCTGGAAAGAGATTAGTGGAGCTATCCCCGATGACGTCGTTTTCGGATCAAACTCTGAGTACGAAGATAACTGCCGCCTATACGAAACGATTCTGCCCAATCTTCCAAAAATTAATGGTTGGCAGCCCCTCTCTGTACCAATGGATTTAAACGCAATTGCACAATCACGCCTAGACGCAAAGGAAATGGGAGAAATACACGTACTCGTTTCTGTGGACAACGCGATTTCCGAGCCAGAAAGCGAATTGCGGAAATATCGGTTCTTGCTCAATCAGAAACGCCGAGAACTTGTGCGCGAGACTCTTAGCTCCCTTATGAACGAAGTAGACACTGATATCCGCACTGCCCAGAAAACACTCGAGAAGGAAAGCGTTTCAACCGAGCAATGGGCAAAGCTCGAGAATCATATTGGTCAGATAGACACTCTTCTTGGTAGCAGTGAGCGGCCAAGCCGATGGTCGGAGTTGCACCGACATCTTCATTTCGCAGAAGACGGTGATTTCCATGACATCGTGAATTTGGACTGGCCTGCCGTAAAGAAATCTTTGATGCAGAACATGTACGGTGAAAACGAGCCTATTCCATCGGGAATCGAGGATCTCTCGGCACTCGTGGCAACTAAGCCTACAGGTCCGGTGCCAAATAAGTTGAAGTGGGATGTACTTACACCCGAGCTTTTTGAACGACTGATTTTCTCACTTATCAGTATGGAAGAAGGGTACGAGAATCCACAATGGCTGACTCAAACAAACGCATCTGACCGAGGTCGAGACCTTTCCGCCACTCGCGTGATCCGCGATTCACTGGGAGGTGTTATCCGACACAGAGTAATTATCCAGTGCAAACACTGGCTTACACACAGCGTAAATGTTGAGAATATCGCCACACTACAAGCACAAATGAAATTATGGGAACCCCCGCGCGTTGATGTTCACGTTATCGCAACGACCGGTCGGCTTACCACTGATGCCGTCGATCTTATCGATAAGCAAAATCTTTCTGATCAGGCATTGCGTATCGAAATGTGGCCAGAAAGCCATCTCGAGATGCTTCTCGCGGCACGCCCAAGTCTCATCGCTCAATTCGGACTTCGATAGCATGGGGTTGATAACTGTTATCATAGTTTAATGCTCGCGCCCAGAACACGAATAGTCCTTGTGCGGTTTGTGGCGACTATCACGGGCGCACTTCTTATCGTCTCCGCACTCGGTATTTTTACTAATTTCACTGCATTACGGTTTGGAATCACAATTGGTCTGTTCGTGCTCGCGGCACTCTCCTTGTTGCTCGGTTATAAAGAGGCGAGCGTAGTTGGGTTCTTACTCGGACTTCTTTTCAGTCCCGTGCTCTCCGTCCACTTGCCACGACATATCTGGGTAATTATCGACATCATTTCACTTGCAGGGATCGTGTATTTCGCCTACTGGGCGACAGACCCATATTGGAAAGGTACCCGGTTTGAACAGTATGTTTCTACGCTCTTCCCAGAGCCGGAATTCGTCATCCATGACCGGACGCGCGATGTATCAAAATTTCTTAATCGTCGCGTTGAGTCAGACGCTCACCCCGACTTCGTATTCAGGAATCAAAAGACGGGCAAGCCGTTCGCAGTCGAGTGTAAGTGGCGTGGCCGATGGGCAGAGGGGAAGAGTGGTGATCTGGGGTTGTGGTGGAATCTTGCCCAAGGAGAACGTTATCTCGCATACGAGAAAGAGTCAGACATTCCAGTCTTCGTCGCTTTCGGCATAGGTGGCTCTCCAGAGAAACCACATGAAGTGTATTTCGTCGAAGCCAATCGTCTACATTATGTTTTTCTTAAACAATCACTCATCAAGTCTGGTAAGACAACAATAACCTAAATTCGGGTTATTTTAGAATATCTTTAAGACCCCAGAACTGGCCGTGGCCAATAGGCAAAAGCTCGTTAATGAGTTTATATGTTCCGTCTTTTGTTGATGCGTTTGCGTAGAGCGTCTCAAGTACATCGGTGAGGGTCTTATCGACACGAATATAGCCGCGAGCTTCCTTGAGCACGTTACCGTCGATAAGGTGCCGACGAAGGGCGCTTAACGTTTTGTCGGGCGCGACCTTTGCAAGATCGGGCAGAGAGTCTACGAAGCCTATTTCCCAGTCGAGATTGCCGTTTGTCTTCTCTAACGTCCGGTCAATATGATCGGCGAGCCACACAGAATCGAAGATGCCATCCTTGGTTTGCATCCAAAAGCCGAACTCCTGAAGTGCCTCCTTATCGTTACAGTGTTCAAGTGCCCAGTCCCAGAACGCTTCAAGTTTCTTTTGATCAACCTCGGGATGCTCAGTGAACCAATCCTTCGGTCTGTCGCGCGATATGACGGAGCGACCGATAAAAGATATGAATTCACCCCAACGTTTCGTGTTCGAAGTGCTCCAGAACGCCTGATACAAATCGGAGTCAAAGCCGAAATCTTTAAAGTGAACGTAGGCGAGTGAAATATGCGTGGCGAGCGCCTCGTCCAAGTTGCTTCTGTAACGTCGCTTAGTATAGGTGTCCGGATCAAGCGCTATAGCTCGGATATATTCGTCGTGGAGTTTCTTGAACAATTCATCATAGAGACTTGCGCTGAGATACCCTTCCCATGCGGCAAGGTACAGGTCTTTTTTGTCTTGGTCCTTCGAAAAAAGTTTTGGCCAGATAACTTTCTCCATCCAGTCAGGATTACGGGAGTGGAAGAACGCTATGTAGTTTCCATACATAAACATAAGCGCTCTGGTATTCTCACGATCTAATGCATCCTCGTACACCTTTTGAGTGTCCTTGGCGAGTTTTATAACTGCATCTTTCGGGAATTTCCTTCCATCCTGTTGCACAAAATAGACGAAAGTCTCGAAGGCACGGCCACGGGTTGTGTTGATGGCGGTGGTGAGAGGATCACTCACTTGATATTCGTCTTCCCCTGGTGCTTTTGACTTCCTTTTTGCAGTTTCAATCTTCTCATCTGCTGGCTGCGGATCGGGATATGAAAGCAGGAATCGTATTATTCCTAGAAGGTCATCTCGATGAGTATCGAAATCGAGAATCGGTTTACCATTTTCGTCATGGAGGAGTTCCTTGATGACATCGCTGAGGTTAGAAAGTACGCCGCCCCAACCAGCAAGCCAAGCATCAAACTGTTCTTTTTCGCGCTTATGTTCGAACTCCTTTGCAGTGCCAGATTCCGTAATTGTCTTACTAAGCGCAATCAACGATGCCCAATCTAGAGTGGCTGCCAGTTTGTAGTCTCCTCGAACAGCTTCCTGAACGGCACGTAGGAACGAGTAGGTGTAATGAGCATCGAGAGCGTCGCGGTCGAAGAACAAATTCGCGTTACTTGCATACTCTGGCAGACGCTCTTTGACATCAAAAATAAGTTTCCCTGCGATGCCTTCAGCATTGATTGGGCGAAGAAAATCTTGTTTCTTATTCGTCTTTTGGATCGTCTCTGGTGTCCATTCGGTCTTCAGAAGCTTTACAATTTCGGGCACCGATCGCTTCCATTTGTTTTCGGAGTCAGGTGGCACCTGTGGCACGACGGTACCAGCATAAGAAGATCCGATGCTTGTCTCAGGCGAATAATTTTCCTTTAGAGGGAACGTAAATAGTGCCTCGGCACGATTCTTATCATCTTCCGATAATGAGCCATAAACGCTCGATAGAATACCGAATCCATAAGGTGTCTTCCCTAGACCTTCGAACAGCTTAAATGCTTGGTCGATAAACTCGCGCCGTTCGGCTTCGATAAGCATTTTGAATGAAAGCTTGAGTGCTTCCTCGTACTCTGCTCCGCCAGTCATGGGCCAAAGATTCTTCTCAGATTCCACGCCTCTAAAGAAAGCTGTTTTTAATTCTGTCCGGAATGTATCTGGACAAAGGCACCAGACATAGAGACGGAAGCGCCACATAGTACGAGCGTCAGGGAGCGGCACAATATATTTCTCATATAAACGACGAGTTTCTTTGCTGTCTCCGCAAGATCCACCGATAACCTTGGATGTCAGAATCCTTGCGAGTGCGGCAAGATCGCGTACGTCGTCTCGAGATGATAGATGCCGTTCGTGACCAAATTCAAGAGTAAAGAAATCAACATCGAAGAGGCTGAACAAGTCCCCAATCGAAAATACTTCATCCTCTTTCTCTCCGCTTAAAAGAATAACTTCTCCAAGAGCTTTCAACGCGAGTTCCATGGCCACCTCAGCGTGCGTGGCGTCCACTTCGCTCAATCGCTCGAATACTTCACTGTAATGCAAATCAGTAAAATAGAATGGATTACGAACAGAACCAAATGCTGATTTCTCAACATCTTCCTTCGATCGGACAGAAAGTACCGCACCCGAGAGAGTGATTACGCTCTCATAGTCCTTCGCGGCCGCGAGAGTATCAAGCATTTGCTTATACTCAAAACCCCATCGATTAAACGGGCCCATGAGACGCACCCAGCCGTCACTGCGAATCTTTGGAGCTAGGCGCGCCAGCTGGTCGGCAGGTAACTTGCCGCTCATCCAAGTAAAACGGTCAATTGCTTCGGGATTGAACGTCTGTGGTGAGATTGGAACGCTGAGGATAAAATCAACGACTTTAGAAGGAATCTTCTCTATCACTCTGGTAAAGTAATCGAGCTCGGGCGTACGATAAGAATACTTTGTCGGATCTTCGGCCTTCTGTTTAATGACATCAAAGAATCCGTTTTCCCAAAGCCAATCAATCCATGATTCACCTACCTTTGCGTAGAAGTAGATTCGGGCGTCTTCGTTGGAGCTTACGACCCCCTGTATTTCATCAACCGAGACTCCGGCGATTCCCGCGCCAATCAAATTGTCTATTTTCTTGTGTAGTTCAATTTGGTTCATGGTGAAATCTGGGCTGATTGATTTGAATAGCTGACGACTTCTGATACACAAATAAAGAATCCCTTAACAGTTTCAATATAAACTGCGTCTTGATAACAATCTTCCAATTTCAAAGTGCTTGATTTTTTAAGAGCTGAAAGAGCACTTAAAATACCCGATGCATTGTGGTGTGCTATGCCAGAAAAATATTGGTAGTAGAGTTTGATTTGTTTGTACGTCTCTGTTTCTGTTGATTTGGGACTATTAGGATAATATTCCCGAAATTCAGAAGCAAAGTCATGTCCATTCCCCTCCCATTCATGTAGCACTTCTCGCAAGGAAGAAGAGCAGTGTTCTTTCCATTCGATGTTATTCGTATCTTTTGAAGCAAGCGCGAACATTGCACCGGTTAGCATGGTCGATGCGTTCCGGGTCACTTGTCTTGAGCTACGTGCACGCGTCCTAACTTTTTCATACAAGTTATTGAAAAAACTACCAGCTAGTTGCAATTGCTCATTTGTTAAACCCGCCAAGACTAAACCGTCGGAAGAAGAAGCGGATGCTGTAGTTCCGCTTGGACTGATTGATATACCTCCCGCGGGTTGCAAGTCATCCATAGCAGTTTCGAAATCATTCCTTTACAAATACCCTCACGACCTCATCGAAATTCTTCAGTCTGTCTTTCTCCCATTCCTCCTGCTTGATATACATCGCCTTATATACCACTCGGCTCTGTCGGTTATTAACATCTTCGCACCACTTCTGTAGCCTCTGAAATTTTAATTTGTCATCCTCTTCTTCTCGTCCTTTTGTTTCAATTATATATACCGTCTTCTCATCCCGCTTAACAAAGAAGTCAGGATAGTAGGTAGCGATTGAACCTTCAGAGTTTTTATACTCGATTCTGAGCGCGGTAGCTTCTTTGTTTTCAAAGTTCTTTGCAAAAGAAATTACGTCATCGCAGTTTTCTAGAAAATCTGCAAACACAAGCTCAAAGTCGCTGTCGCCGACGATCTTATTGAAAACCGACTTCTTGGGGATCAGGTACGACTTATCATTAACGACGAAAGGTCGCGCTTCACTAATCTTTATGTAGTTCTTTATTTCGGTGTCTCCGCTGTCCTGAACAGTTAGCTCATTGACGGCTTTTTTGAACGAACTCTTGATAAGGCGTATGTATTCTACTTCAGATAGGTTTCTCAAAGTATTCAAGTCTGACAGGTCTACCGGTTGGTCAAACATATGATTCTGAACAAACTCTTTCACTTTGCCGAACAAAATATCGTAGCATCCGAAGAGTCTGAGGTCCCTCATTATCGCTTGAGCGAAGAAGCCAATGACGCTTTGGTAATCTGGCTCGATATCTCCAGTCAACACTGTTGTGTGGTGTGTCTTTTCATCAACAACATCCTTGAACACGATTTCTCTCTTTTCTTCTTCAGAGAAAGTCTTTACTTTGACTTTTGCATTTTCAAAAGTAGAAACATCCAGCTCGGCAAGATTCTTATATTCCCTCTGTATTCTCGGGGACATGACTGGGATCTCGATATCCAGCTTCTCAATATCTTTCTTCGGATTGTCTTTATCTACCTCGATGACCATCGGTGTAATCGGTTTCGTCCCAGCCCCCATTGCTTTCTTTTCAAGAATCACGCCCTCACCGTTGATTGATTCAACAAAGTCCATAAATGCCGGTGTGCCAACGACGCTCACATACTCCTCGACGTCATCTCTCCCGAAGAACATTCTTCGAAGGCCGCGGCCTAGCGTTTGTTCTGGTAAAATCTTCGAGTCTGCCGCATACGGCCTAAGCCCAACGATCGTCGTGACGTTCTTAACATCCCAACCTTCCTTAAGCATCATCACGGATATGATTACTTTGAACGGACTTTCCCAACTGTCTATATCGTTCGCTTGCTGTCTAAGCAGATTCAACTCGTCCTTGTTTTTCCCAGACACATTTTCAGAAATTTCACCGCTTTTGTTAGTGTGAATAGTTAAGACCGCATCCTTCAGGTCTGCAAAGCTCGTTTTTATATATTCCGCTACCTCGTCGCAATTCTTCGTGTCATCCGTCATGATAAAGAGAATCGACTTCTTACCCATTGGTTTTAGCGTTTCGTATGTCTTGCGCCACTCTTCGATGCCGAGATTTATGTAGTCTCTGTACTTCTCACTAAACAGAGCACTTTGGTTCTCTTTCAGTTTTCCTCTGCTGGCCGCATCCGGCACGACCGGATTTTTCACGACTCTCTGATGAATGGCCTCGACCAGTGGGTAGTCGGAAATAGTTTGCACGAAAATAGACCCGTCGTTCTTCTTTGGAGTTGCAGTCACGTCTAATTGCAAAGCGAGACCTGACCCTTTCTGCTTCAAGCGATTGTCTATATCCTGAATGGACTTTACCCACGCGGATTTATCATCGTGGAGATGATGTGCTTCGTCGTTCAGGACAATGAGTTCATCTATGTCCCTAACGATCATTCCGAGATCAACGGTAGAATCATTCGTCTTTGTAACAGGTTTATTTCCTAGAAAATAAACCGAGCTGTCTTCGTCTTCTGCGCCTGATTCTTTTACATCACTTTCAAAAACTCTATGTATATTCGTGAGAAATATGTTCCCGGTATCAGAAACGCTTCTCAGGTCATCTTGCAGATGGAGTGTGATCTGAAAATCGTCTTGCCAGTTTTGACCTTGGTATCCATTCTCAGGAAGAACTGGGTCGCTAAAGAATATTTTTAGGCCTGCAAAATCGCTTCTTATTCTTTCAAAAACGATGACATTCGGCGTTATTAGAAGGAAGTTCTTTGCGAGTTTGGAATCTTTCTCATATTTCTTATGGAAATATGCCCACGCCACGACAAGACTCATCACTTTGGTCTTGCCTGCACCCGTAGCCATTTTAATCACGAAGCGTAGCCATTCTTCCGTAAACATTTGCGGGCTTAATACGCCCGTAGAGTTATACCGAATAAGGTCGTATTTATCTTTGACCTTTGCAACCTCATAAAGCCAGATAACAGTTTCGAGTGCCTCTCGTTGGGCGAAGTAATACCTGAAGTGAGATGAGACTCCGTGCTGATCGTACAAAATATGCTCTTCTTTGAACCACCAATTCAGTAGTGCTTTTGAGGTCTCGCTCGCGCCTTCGTATTGTTTATCTCTCCACGCTTTTACTTGTTTACGCAGGTCAGCAACAAGAGGAGGTATGAGTTTATCGAATCCTTTTTCGCGCAAATCCTCATCAGCCGGGAACCATCGAATACCCGGATCTAATATCGCGTATGGGTCTCTTGGAAAATCTTTTGGTAGCGCCATATTATATTTTCACTTCGATTACTTTTGTTGTGTCATTCCCGAAAATATCTACGACCTTTACCGCGACTTTATAGGTTCCTTTCGGCACCTCCTTCGCCACGGAGGTGAGTTCAAGATTTCTATTCTTTTTTGTACGAAAACTTTGCCATTCGTTATCAAAAACATAATCCCCAGTCCAAACTTCTTTTTCCTCATCGTTTTCAATGACTTTAATGATTTCTTTCCGGCTAGAGAAATTAAAATCCACCGCCCAGTAATCAATCCAGTCGCTCCACTTCTTCGTTAGAATCTCTCTCGAGATGGCCTCGGTCTCCTTATCTTTTGATATTTTTACAACCTGCCCGTTTTCTACTACCACCTTGACCCCGCCCGGTCTAAGGGCTTCGGCTACTTCGCCTGAATCGTCCTGATTGTAGAATACGGAGAAATCAGTGAGCTCAATGGAAAGCTCCTTACTACTCGCTTTACCTTTTATGATCGGCTTCGCCTCAATAAATGCAACGTCGTAGAATTTCACCTGTCCTTTTTCTACAGCTTTTTTATCAAATACTTCTCTCGGAATAATCATGAAGGCGATGTCGACGCCCTGATCTTTATACTCTCCGAAATCGAGACCCATCTCGTAATCAAAGCCCAATACATCAACTTTAGTTATACTTTTCTCCTTACACTCCGCGACAATGTCTTGTACCAGCTTTGAAGAAACAGGAGTATTGATAGGCCCAATCGCTACGAGACGGTCTCTTTTCTTACCAACCATATTTACAAACGATTCAATGGGCTCGGCCTTGTATGCCGATATGATGAGCTTCACAAATTCCTTTTCTTTTCTCTCTGCCTGTTTGGCTTTTTCTTCCGCCCGCAAATCATCGTTTACCGCAAGGAAACTATCTCTTTCATATCTACCTACATTCAATATCTCAAAGGCGCGGAAATCTCTCCCTGCCTTTTTGAGTTCCCTTTGTACTCCAATTAGTCGTTTTCTAGCAGTGTGTATTCCAAATTTCCCTAAGTCAGAACCAATCCACTTTCTGTTTAGTTTTTCCGCGACAGCAAGTGTAGTCCCCGAACCACAGAAAAAATCAGCAATCAGATCGCCCTCGTTTGAGGAGGCTTGGATTATTCTTTCGAGAAGGGCTTCTGTTTTCTGGGTGGGATAATTGACCCTTTCTCCAGCAGTAGGTATCTGTTGGAATGAAGGTACGTCACCCCAAACGTCACCGTACGGTTTGCCTTTTGCTATCGTTTCATCTAAGTAACGTTTAGTTTTATGGGCAACCATATATCTCCTCCCGTCCTCATCCACTTTATTAAACCCGCTAATATATTCTTCTGTATGGGGTTGGTATATCTTATTAAACGCGAATTTGTCCTTATTTTTTGAATAAAACAGAATAGTGTCGTGGCCTCGAATCCAGTTGTTGGCAATTGTTTTATACCCTGATAAGACAGTAATATCCCAGATAATTTCTCGCTGGAAATTTTCTTCACCGAAGATTTCATCGAGCACTAATCTTATGTGACTATTCACACGCCAATCGCAATGAACATAAATATTCCCGTCTTCTGCGAGCAAATCATGCATGAGTTTCAAGCGTTCATAGATCATTGCGATGAAACTGTCTGCGCCCTTTCCCCAAGTATCTCGATACGCAATTTCTTCTATGACCGACGGCTTTTTGGTAAAACTTTCTTCGTCTTCTCCATCACCAATTTTTATATCCATTGAGAAATCTGCTCCCACATCAAAAGGTGGGTCTATGTAAATTAACTTCAAGCCGCCATGCGCCTCTATCTCTTTGCGAAGCGGACCGTTCTTGAGCGAAGAAAGGATGAGCTTGTTATCTCCCCATATCAGCTTATTCGTCCAACCAGTTATCTGCCTGCCGGTTGTATCAAAAAGAGAGTCTGTGATACCAAATTTTTCGTTACTCCTTGGCTCATCAATTTGCTCAATAACTTGAAAAGGTAGAACGACATTCGTCACCTCATTCGTCTTTCCATTCCAAAGGAGTTCAACCTCCTGGGTCTCCCCGAACAGCAAGAAACGATACTTTCCCGGCAACGGCTTTCCAGCCTCAATGAATTTGATGGCGTCGCGCTTCTCGTTGTCTGATAACTCCATTATGGAGCTTATCTTACTACGTTTCTTACCTCTCATGAAGCACTCGGCTTGTTGTCAGGATGCTTATTGCGATTGTTCCCATACGGCCCTAAGAGATGACGCAATTCCTTCAGGAAGTCCAAAGTGCCCGAAAGACCTCGGAGTTGATAACTTAAGGATTGGTTTCCGACCTCTAAAACCCTATAATTTCTCTAGTGAACCTCCGTCAAGCAATACAAATTGTAACCGTTAAACTAGTCGAACAGAAGCCAGAAACATTTACCAGCACCTGGATATTTCGTCATACTCCTCGCGTGTACTACTTTGCTCGTCTCAATCTCCGTACGGTTACCGGTGAGATCGATTGGGATTCGGTTACTCACGGACTCGAACCAGAATTCTCAAAGCGGTGGGTCGGACAAAAAAAGAGGGGTCGATCTTACGAAAATAGAGATGAGGTTGAGCGAGTACTCGCATGGTACCGCTCTAAACTCTATATCTTCATTGCTCCTCAAAACCGAAGAGACGAGAATCTGCGAGACCGTATCAGTATTCGTCTGGTTCGACTAGTACAAAGAGGAAATACTTCCGCCACAAAGGAATCTTTGATGCTCATTCGATATGCGGTCGACGAATGGATTGAGCGATTCCCAATGCTCTCACGCTGGAAATACAACAGTGACCAGCTCGACGAACAAATAGTCGGTTGCATCCATTGCTATCGGTTCACTGGTTCCTTCTTAGGTTATCTTTATAAGACGCTTTTGTATTCAGGAAGAGGGTTACGCCCCGTCTATTCCCTAGATGAACCGCTCTTTAGAGGCTCTGAAAAAACCAAGGCTGAAAATGTAGTTCAGGATCCCGAAACAGGTGAAATTAAGATGTACGAGCGAGGTATGTTTTCCTTCACTTAGACCAGCAAGCGGCCAGCTTCGTTTTCAAGCGGGTTTTATGTCATACTTTCCCTCATGAGCCGCCCAGAAAGCTTTGCTGCCCTAAAACCCTTGAAACCAAACGATCTCGAGGGGAATCCAGCGGCAGTCGTTGGTGAAGAAGAGATTCTCTCTCAATTTTCTCCTGAGGAGCAGCAACTCATCCGTGAACGCATGCGCCTCCTATCTCTCATCCCGAATCACATTGGTAAGGACTTCGAGATGAAAGTGGAGCTAAATGCTCCAGGCGAGGGTTGGCACTGGAACTTTGCGATTAACCACGTTCGCGTTGACCCGAAAGATTTGCTAGAGAAGCCGCTCGATTGGTGCCGGCAGACGATGGCGCACGAAGGCGGGCACCGGCGCGTGTCGCGTACTGATTTCATTCCGAAGGATGTGTGGGGACAGCCGGGGTTTTCGTCAATGATGAATGCAATAGAAGATCCGCGTATGGAGAACTTCGTCTCTGAGGCGTATCCACCGTATCGCAAATTGCAGAAAACGGCATACGAGCACGATCTTGAATCCGAAAAACGAATGAAAGAAAAAGCAGGTGAACAACTCGGACGGCAACCGCGCTTCATGCAAGCCGGATTTGAATATATCAAGCAATGGTTCATGCAGACGCAGGGCAAGCCATTTGAGCTCTCAGCAGATTTACCCGACGATGTGCGGGCGGTCGTCGAGAAAACACTGAAAGCAGCAGAGGACTCGTGGCTCCGCTATCCGACCAGAGATGAGGCAGATAGGAGTGAAGAGGTCATTAAAGCCTATGCGGAGAAATCATACGAAATCAATCGTGATCGAGTGTGGCCAGACTTTAAGAAACTCGTCGAACAAGATATTAAGGATCAAGAAATTCCGGAGTTCCTTAAAGACCTGATGAAGGACGAAGGGAAACCAGAGACAGGCCAGGGCGAAGGCCTTTCGCCGCAGGACATCCAAGATATTAAAGATGCAGTCAAAGCGGCGCTTGGCGAGAAGGGTGAAGGCAAACCCATACCTCCTGGCGCATTATCCGAAGAACTCAAACAGAAAATCCAGGCCGCGTTTGACGCACTTCCGGAGGATAAGAAGCGCGAGATTATGGAAGCGGCACGCTCTGCAATAAAGGAGTTGGCGGATGAGTTCGCTGCACAGTTTGAGGGTGAATATATCAAAGCAGGGGAACCTCAAGGGAAACCCGAACCAGGAACAGCAGAAACCGAAGGTAAAGCATGGAGCGAAGCGGAACGCACGGCTGATGATACGCGACGCGAAATGCGCCGACGCATGGAAGAGTCACTTGAGCGCGGTGAAGGCGACCCGTATCGAGAGGCACTTACAGAAATGGCTTCACATATCGATGCTCTCACCGGTGATCTGCGTGATGTGTTCGTGAAGCGCAAGATGACCACAACAGAGTCGGGCTATCGTTCCGGCAGACGTTGGAATATTCGCACCCGCATTAAAGAGCGCATTGCGGATATCCCGCTTATCAAAACCCAGAGCCGAGAACAACCAGAATCATCCGGCGAAGAAACCGACTATGCAGTTCTCCTTCAAATTGATCTTTCAGGTTCGATGAGTCGTGGCAATAAAATCGAAGAGGCATTCAAGGCGATCGTACTACTGAGCGAAACACTGAACAATCTCAATATTCACTTTGAGATTGACGGCTTCCAAGACCTCCTTCTGGAATTCAAACGTTTTGAGGAACAACTCGATGAATCGATGCGACTCAAATTGAACCAGTTGTTGCTTGAGGTTGAGAATGAGAACCCAAGCGGCCACAATAACTCCGGCGATAACGACGACGGCGCCTGCCTACGAGAAGCATCACAGCATCTAGCTAACCAGACAGCGAAGGAGAAGATTTTGATCGTCCTCTCCGATGGTCAACCCGCCATGGATTCAGGGCGCAAGAGCCATGGTCAGCTCGACCGGGAACTCAAAGAGGTCATCCGCGAAATCCGAGAGAATACCGACCAAAAACTCATCGGCATCGGCATCAATTCTAGCGCCGTTTCCACCTATTACGAGAACAATCTCCCGAATGTCGATGCGAAAGAACTTGCCGAAACCCTCGGCGAGTTACTGCGCAGCGTGATTGAACGCAACTGATACACCCTGATATACTTCACCATATGACCCAAACCTCAGTCGCCCCCTCCGCCCTCATAAGCCAGTCTATAGGCCTTCCAAATCTGGTCATAGTTGAAAGCGCTATAACTCTTGAAGAGGCTGAGGCACGCGTCCGACAAGATCTGGCGGGCTTTATGAAAGCATCTGATGCCGTCTCCACGCTCGATCTCCTTGGCAAAGGAATGAGTGTCCTCTATATCGAGCGCGGCGAGAATCTCGATTCTCGCGTTGAAACCATCATGACTAACTATGCGGCTGGCATGGCAAGCTTCGCTTCGCCCAGCGGTCTTGTATCTGCGAGTTTCGATCCGATGCACTCCGCACTCACGATTGTCATTTCCCGTGACGCTCTTGAGAAAAGCTACCCCCAACTCCTCACCTATGCAGGTGCCGTCACTTCTATTTCATAAATCATATGTCTGAACGCCGACCAGCTGCAAAGAGAGAGAAACCAGGACGCGAACCGTTCATTGTGGAGAAGGACGAATCGGTGTCGTACCTTGGAGTTGAAGTGCCCAAAGGTGAAGGCGGTCCGCTTGTACCAGGTCGCCAGGAATCAGAGAATTATTTTTATACCGAAGAAGATTATCTACTGCGTCGTGAGATGGCAACGTCAATCGCACTCAATAAACCGATTCTCTTTGAGGGCGGCACGGGCATCGGCAAGACTTCAGCTGTCGCGGCAATGTGCGCCGAACTCAATCTCAATTTCTGCAAAGTGTCCTTCGCGCGCGATATGGCGATCGAGGACGTCATCGGCGGCAAAACCATCGTTAAAGAGGGCGATGCAGAAGTCGTAAAATGGTACGACGGTAATCTCATGGTCGCGATTCGCCACGGCGGTATCGCGCTACTCGACGAGTACAACTTCCAGGGTAGCAAAGTCGGCTCGCGTGTGAACCCAGTCATTGATGCAATTTTGAACGGGAGAAAGGAAATATCGCTACCCGAAAATGACAATGAGCGTGTGATGGTGCATCCCAACTTCCGCCTTGTTGCTGCACAAAATCCTCCAGGCACCGAAGAGGGACAAGAGTTCACCGGACGCGAGCAGATGTCCGCTGAGACATTCGGCCGGTGGACGTTTAATAAACTTCCCCTTGAAATGAGTCGCGACATGCGCGACAAACGTCTCGCGGGCATGATGGGAGAATCTGTTGATATCAAATTGCCTCCTGAAGCGTTCCGCAAGCTTGGTGAGGGCGTTCCATTCCACGAACTCAAAGACATTCCTGGAATGACTCACTGGCGTCGCGCTGCGCTCGATGTGCTTGACCAGTTGAAGGCTAAGTCGACCGGTGCAGATCGCGAGATGGCGAAGACACAGCGCCAGCGCCTCTACTTCAACCCACGTCTTGAGCAGGGGCTTCTGAACTACGTTTCTCGCTTCTACCGGGGAGACGTAAACCAGGTATGGGGCGAAGCATTCGAACATCTCATCGTCGGTATGTACAAAGACGAAGCCGATCGTCAGGCGGTACGTGAGTTGCTTACCTTGAACGCCTATGAGCCACAAACCGACACGAGACGCAGACCACTCGGCGATGCCGAGCGAACAGAGCAGGAAGGAGCAACAGAAACATGGGCAAAAGTTGCTGAATTTGAAGACAAACTTGCTGTTAAGATTTCTGCTCTGGAAAAGGAGCTTGGCGTTTCAGCTGGTGAGGGTAAAGAGATATCGCTTGCCGACGCAGAAAAGATTCTTGGAAAGGAATCCGTGCTCGGAGCGAAAGATGTGGAACAGGTATTCGGAGTCAAACTAGATCGCATACCAGCCATCCCGTTTTCACAGCAGGAATTGCAACGCGCTAAAGAACTTGGTCAGCAACTCATTCTTCAAGTTGATTCAATGACTCACAAAGGAGGCCTGATGTCTCGTGAGAAGAGTGCTCCGCTTACGCTCGAGAATCTGAAACAGAAATTCACCAAAGCACACGACGACGGCAAGGTTTTCTACGAGCAAGATTGGTACAAGAATGAAGAATTCTTCAAGAAAGAGAAGCCGCGTGTCGGTTGGCGGCTTACCTCCAGAGACCTCGTTCCCGGCTCTACGAGCAAGAGCTACCTAGAGCAAACCGATGTACTCGTCGAGCATCTGGAGAAACAGGTCTTCAAAGGCGTCGAGCTTCCCAAGGCATACAAGGATGCTGTTGCCGAATTCAAGCGCAAGCGAGCAGAGATAGAACCGCTCGCAAAAAGTGGAACAGATGCGGAATGGAAAAAGGGTTCCCAAATGCTCGCTGATCTCGCGATTACCAAGCTCGCCCGCGAACTGCCTGTTGAGGCGATGTACCGTCTCATTTTGAATGATCATGCCCGCAAGGATAAGCCGCTCCCCTCGACCTACACCTGGACAGCGAGTCGTACGTCTGGCGGCAGCCTCGTGTATGTCGGCGACTTCGTTGACGCGGGTGCGCATGTGTTCAGGCGCAACCCCGACTTTCGCTACATCAATCTCGGCGTCTCGTTCTCCCGCAGTTGATTTTTGAGCCATGAATTATGACTTATTGAGTCTTCCCCGACCCGTTTAGGGTCGGGGCTCTCGCGAAATTTTTTTGCTATACTCTCACCATGACCGAAGGCCCTCCAAAAACGGCACCAAATATCCTTGAACAACGGCTTGGAGACTTGAGAGAGATTCAGCGTGCCCTTGCTGAGGCGAGGGAGGCGGGAGATGTTGCGGCTGCGGAAGCACTTATGGAGCAACACCGAGATGTGGTGGAACCGATGGAGACCTCGACGGTTCCAGGCGAGTCGTCAGAAGGAGCAACGTTGGCAGAAGCCGAACGCATCCTCGGCAAGGAATCAATACTCGGTCCGAAAGATGTCGAGAAAGTCTTCGGACTCAAACTGGATCGCGTACCGCCCATTCCATTTTCGGAACTCGAACTGCAACGCGCCAAGGAACTTGGCCAGCAGCTTATTTTCTACACCGACGCCCTTTCGTCCGCTGCCTCCGGAGAGAAAGCTGCACCGCTCACACTTGAGAATCTGAGAACGAAATTCACAAAATCTCATGACGATGGGAAGGTCTTTTATAGCCATGGCTCTGATGACTTCTGGTATAAAAATGAAGATTTCTTTAAGAAGGAGAAGCCCCGCACGGGATGGAGACTTACCTCAAAAGATTTGATTCCGGATTCGACCTCTAAAAATTACGTCGAACAAACCGATACACTCATCGAGTATCTGCAAAAACAAGTCTTCAAGGGAACAAAACCTCCCAAACCATACGAAGACGCCATTGCGCAGTGGAAGCGTGAGCGATCAAAAATTGAACCACTTGCAACAAGCTCAACAGATACTGAATGGAAACGCGGCTCACAAATGCTCGCTGATCTTGCGATAACCAAGCTCACGCGCGAGCTACCAATCGAAGTCATGTACCGCTTCGTCCTTAATGATCAGATACATAAAGATAAGCCTCTTCCTTCGACCTACACCTGGACAGCGAGTCGTGCGTCTGACGGCAACCTCGTGGATGTCGGCGACTTCGACGGCACGGGTGCGGATGTGCGCAGGCGCCACCCCGGCCTTCGCAGCGGCAATCTCGGCGTCTCGTTCTCCCGCAGTTGATTTTTGGATACTGAAGCATGAACCTTTGAATCCATGCTGACCCGTTTAGGGTCAGCATTCGCGCGAATTTTTTGCTAGGATAGGGACACGGCTAATGAAGCGGCATTTACGGATGTCGTTCGCCGAAAAACACTGCTTGTCCGTCATTAGCGCAACCGGTTGAAGTTGATGGGACAGTGCGCACATCCTATAACCCGAAACAGCTCACGCCTTTCGCACATGCGAAACGCTGGGGCGAAGCCACGGACGATGGCGGACAAAACGAGTCGTACGTCTGACGGCAACCTCGTGAATGTCGGCAACTTCGACGACACGGGTGCGAATGTGAACAGGAACAACCCCGACAATCGCAACGACAATCTCGGCGTCTCGTTCTCCCGAAGTGTTTCCAACACCACTCAAATGAGTGGTGTTGGGTTTTTCGTATACTTGATCCATCCGCCGACCATGCTACCAATCTCAATGACTTTCTCAGAAAGCGAGGCGAACCCTGCGTCGTTGATGCTCTCGGTTTTATATGCGAGGCGCAGATGGGTCGTGAGCATTTTGAGCGTAATATCTGCCTTGTTGAGTATCAGAAGTCGCGACGCGCCCTGCTTACTCTGTGCGAGATAGAGCGTCTCGATAAGGTCAAGAACGGTCGTCTCGATTCTCGTGCCGAGCGAATATCGTGTGGGTTTAGGGAACTTTATAGTGCGTTCGTGCGCGGCAAGATACAATTGATTTATCTTATGGAAAACAATCGGCTCGGTGAAAGTTTTTGTAGCGGTTTTGGTCATACAGATTTGTTTGAGCGAATAATCTCTAAAGAGAACCTTTTTGCGGCATGGCGGGAGTTTCAGAAGGGGAAGATGAGCAAAGAGGACGTACTCGTTTTTTCTGAACATTTTGAGCAACATCTTTTGCAGTTGCATGCAGACCTCATGAGCGGAAAGTATCGTCACGGTCCCTATACGCGTTTCCTCATCCACGATCCTAAACAGAGAAGCATTGCCAAAGCGAGCGTTCGTGACCGAGTCCTGCATCATGCGATTTGTCGCGTTATCACACCAAGCTTCGACAAGGCGTTCGTGTTTGACACATACTCGAGTCGCAAAACTAAGGGCGTGCATAGGGCTATTGAACGTCTCGACATTTTGGCGAAACGCCTCTCACGCAACAATACGCGGACTGTCTGGATGCTCAAGTGCGACATACGGAAGTTCTTCGAGAGCGTCGGACACGAGCGACTGCTCGAGTTGTGTGCGAAACGCATTCATGACGATCGAGTCATGGCACTTCTGCGGAACATTCTCGACAGTTTCGAGGCGAAGCAAAAGAAGAGTATCCCGCTGGGCAATCTTACATCGCAATTGTTTGCCAACATCTATCTTGACCGACTCGATCAGTATGTGAAGCGTGAACTCCGCGTTAAGAACTATCTCCGTTATACCGATGATTTCCTACTGCTCTCTCGAGACCGCAAGGAGCTTGAGGGCATCTTGCCGCTTATACGGAACTTCCTTTTGCGTGATCTTGATCTCGACCTACATCCGACAAAAGTCTCATTCCGAAAATGGCACCAGGGTGTCGACTTTCTTGGATATGTGCATTTCACGTATCATCGAGTGCTCCGTACCAAGACGAAGAAACGCATGATTCGGAAACTGCGTCTTCGGAAAGAGGACTTTGAAGCTGGCAATATTGACGAAGATGGCTTGCGTCAAACGGTCGCCTCGTATCTCGGCGTTCTCTCACATTCTCGTAACAGGGGGTTGGCAAAGCGTATCCGTGATGATTTTCTTCCTAAAGTTACAGTTGCTACTAAATAACCGAATCGACCACAGGGTTAAGGCCTAGCGGCCACTGTTGGTATGACCCCTTCGCAAACACTAGAATCTAAGCTAGGGTGTTGGACGATAGCCCTTAAAACGCTATTATGTTCAATGACAGTCTAATAGTGAAAGTAGCCTAAACCCTTCAAGGCTCTCTTGGAAGGCATGGCGAAAAGTAGCCGCTACAGTGCAAAAAACTCCTCGTCCGGAGTCACTGTAGCGGTCGTAACCTCGAAAGGGGGTATGGGCTTGGCCGAAAGGTCGAGTCGCGACGGGCGGGGAGTTTTTTGCAACCCTTCCGGCTTAATAAGTAAACCCGCTACAGTATGTCCATTATTATTTCCAAGAACGGCAAGAATGCCGTACGTGTAGAGAAGTCATCTTTCGACAAAGAGGATTTCCTCCAGCAGTACATATACGAAAACCCCGAGAGCATTCCGCTGTACGACATCAAAGAAGATATCCAGCTTCTGATCCTCGCGCGCGAGTTCTCGACCCATAGCGGTCCTATCGACGCGCTTGGCATTGATAAGGACGGTGAAATTTATATCGTCGAGACGAAACTCTTCCGCAATCCCGACAAGCGCACCGTCATCGCCCAAGCCCTCGACTACGGTGCCGCTCTCTGGAAGCACTCTAGCGATTTCTCACAATTCCTAGCGTCACTCGATACGGCGGTGAGTAAAACGTTTAATACGACACTCGTCGCGAAGCTACGAGACTTCTTTGGGTTGCCCGAGGAAGAAGTGGCAACGCTTCTCGAGAACGTACGGCGAAACCTTTCCGAAGGCGCGTTCCGCTTCGTCGTCCTTATGGATCATCTCGACGACCGTTTGAAAGATCTCGTCATCTACGTGAACCAGAACAGCCAGTTCGACGTCTACGCCGTCGAGTTTGAATACTACAAACACGAGACGCAGGAAATCATCATCCCGAAGATATTCGGTGCAGAGGTGAAGAAAGAAATGGCCATCACGTCATCCGGCCCACGCAAGCAATGGAGCGAGTCAGCACTCATGGATGATGCGAGACAAAAACTATCACGAGAAGAATTTGACGCTTTCAAACGCATCTATGAATTCTCTAGAAAACACGCCGATGAAGTTCGGCTCGGTACGGGATCATATGCATCCTTCAGTCCGATATTCTCCAAGCTATCAAGCAAATCACTCTTCACTCTCACGGCCGATAAGCGTCTCAGTTTCAACTTCGAATGGGTCGCCAAGGATAACGAACCTGCCGCAGAACTCTTTAAACAGAAGCTCGAGTCCATTGGCTTTTCGTTTCCAGAGAATTTCAAAAGCATACGCCCGAGCGTATTAGCCGAAGAGTGGCTACCACGCACTGAGAAGTTTCTCTCGGCAATCTCCGAGATGCTCGGCTAGAGCCGATCGAACTTATCCATCGAACCGAAAGAGTGTGGACGCAAGTTATCGAGAGCATACTTCGCGAGAATGACGAACGCATCCATAAGGTCGTCATGTTTCTCCACGCCGAATCCCACTATCTGATTGATGAGTAGTTCGCATCCCGTTTTCGGGAAGAGAATGACACCGCTTTTGATTAAGTGCGAGACGAGCGACAGACGCGACCGTTTATCAAGCGACCCGACTTTCACTCCGCGTGCATTGACCCACTTATTCCTTAACGCCTCAGTGAATGCGGACTGATACCCGACTTCTTCAACGAGTAATTCAATGTTTTTGTCGGGTATAGTCGCTTTGGCAACCTCGACTGCCTTGTCGAGTGCCGAAGGGAAATTCATACGTGCATTCACGGGAAACGCATGGATGTACAATTTCGCATCTCCGTACCTTCCGAACATTGAGCCGATGACCATTGCGGTATAGTCGGCGGTTTGTTTCGTCGAGATAGCTAGGTCGATGCCGACTTTCGTCCACGAATATTTGTCGAACTTGTACGATGGGAAGTCGTCATTTTTGTAATAGTGAACCCACTCACGCTGTACCACCTGATCTTCTGCCGACACAATTTTAAGCAGAAACTCTCGCAACCACGCATTCTCGCTTCCAATGCCGCGCCGCTCCTTTTCAATCAGCTCCTGCGAGCTGAACTTACCGGGCCACAGTGGTACGCCTTTTGAGTCGAGAAATGGGTACTCTCTCGATATTCCCTCCAGATCGCCGGAATCAATTTCGTCCTGCAGACGCCGTAGGAGTGAATCCTCGTGCAGGAGATTCCCGACGACAATTTTCTTCGTGTTGAACGCACCCATCGGGAGAATATCGCCCTTAAATTTCTCGTATGTTTTGTTGCGCCCTTCTTGTGTGCGCACCGAGTCAATATCTTCGATATCGTCCGCGATGATGACATCAGGACGGTATTGGCGATGCCGCGCTCCGCGAATTCCTTGTTCCATCGAGATTGCGGTGATGCGCGCGTCGTATCTGGGGATCACGATCGTCTGTCCGCCCCACGTGCTCGACTCCTCTTTGAATGGTCCGAGATCCTGCCGGAGAAGGTCATTGCGCTCTAGCTCGTCCTTTATGTTGGACAAATGGAGGTGCGCTTGTTTCTGTGTCTGACTCAATATGACGATGAACTTCTTCTGCTCCTTACCGAGTATCGCCCACAATGGATATGAGAGCGTGCAGATAGTCGATTTCGAAGATTGGCGGAATGCGACGATGACAAGTGCTCCACAGTCCTTGCGCTCCGTGAGCTCGAAGATGTCACGCTGGAAGTCAGCCGTCGGATACGTCGCATAGTGGGAGAGGTACGAGTGAAAGAACCAGAAGTGACTTGCGCGAGCGAGCGCGACTCTAAACTCCCGATTCGTCCGCATCATCTTCAGTATCCGCATCGGGTTGTTGTTTTGTGACGGTTCCATAATTTTGTTGGGGTATGGCAAACAGCAGTGCCTGATTCATGAGTTTATCCATTTCAGGAGAGAGTTTGCCGGTTAGGTTTATAACTTGTCCTTTGATGTCGACCTTGTTGCTGTACCGATTGTTAGCGCGGCCCAGATAGAACTTGACCATGTCCGATTGGCCATTACCTATCTGCGAGAACAGTTGTGATTCGGCGATATCCGAGATGAGCAGGTGACCCTCTTGGATTGCCTCGTCGACTTCCTGGTCGAACTTTTTGCTCGCCTTGCGCCAGCGTCGCAGCGTCATGCGCGTGATACCGACCTTGTGGCACGACTGCTCGATCGTCGGCGTACGCTTTAACTGATCAAGAAACAGTTTCTTGAGCTTCGACTGTCGCAGTTTGACGGTGTCGTTAGCCATAGATTTCAGCTTTACGATTTGTAAGTTTTTCCCAGCGATGAATTGCCGTGAGGCAATACTCGAGATCAACTTCAACAGCAAGACAGCGACGTTTTGTTTGTTCGCATACGAGCAACGCTGTACCGCTCCCCAGAAAGCCGTCATATACCACGTCACCGATCTCCGTACTGTTGAGCACCAACCGACGAATGAGCGCGAGTGGCTTAGTGGTCGGATGGTGGGGACTCTTCGACGGGCGCGGGCAGAAAAGTACTGACCTATCCTTTGAGCGGCGGAAGATGTGCGTACCAAGCCATCCATATAAGATCAATTCATGAGCTGGTGCATAATCAAGGCGACCAACAACTGCTTGTGATTTTACCCACACAAGAAGCTGTGCGAACTTGAATCCTGCGTCGAGCATCGCTTCGTGTAGAGGCCAGACCATTTTGTCTGCATTGAATATGTACGCCGCGTTCTTCTTGGCGAGGAATGGCTTTATTGCTTCTAACCATTCACGACTGAAGGCGCGATATTCTGAGTCGGATTGCAGATGGTCATTCTCAATTACTTTGTCTTTCGACAGTTTCGAGAATCCACGTTTCGATTCAACAGCGGCGGTGCCATATGGGACATCGCAACATAGGAGGTTCACTTTCTCCTTGTCGATGAGGCGCTTGAGAAGCATCGCGTCACGGCAGTCACCGTATGCGAGGAGGTGCTCGCCGAGTTTCCAGATTGTCCCGGGCTTAATTGAGTTTTTTGACTTGTCCATGGCCGATTTTCTTAAAGCGATTAATTATGACTTGGCAGAAGACTGGTTCCATCTCGCCAACAATGGCGGCACGATGCATGGCGTCGCAAGCCAGAAGCAGGCTTCCTGCTCCTCCGCATAGATCCAGTACCTTGTCGCCTGGACGCGAACAACGACGCAACGATTTCTCGTAAAGCGAAATCGGTTTCATCGTCGGATGCTCGTATTGGATTCCAGGAACGCGCTTGGCGAACCACAGTTGGAATATGTCGAGAACATCGTCTGCAACGCGAGAACCTGAACCAATATTCTTGTTGAGAAATTCATTCAGATTGAGGAGCTTATTCGAGAGATACGGGGAACCCTTAACTCCGTACAAGCACAATTCGACGGCGCGATTGAACGCAACTTTAGGCACGGGATTTTGCGAATCTTTCACCCACATACACAGGCGCTTTTGCTTGATCTCGAAAGTCTTGAAGAGCGTTTGAAACATACCGAGGTACTTCTCATCCAACCACAGGAAGACATGACAATCGTCCTTCGCGCCCGCAAGCGCGTTACGCGTGATCTCCTCCAGAAACTGGAGGTATTCTGCATCAGTTTTCTTGTCATTGGTCGTACCGCCGTACTTCTGCTTGCCGCCTAAACCAGAATCGTAATTGACCCCCACGTTATACGGGAAATCTATATTGATGAGGTCGATTTTGTCCTTACCGATGAGTTTCTTAACGGCAATCTGGTCCATGCTATTTATGCACCCGAGGCGGTGCGGCCCAAGCTGGAAATAGTCGCCGGACTTAATCGTGGTGTCTTTTGCTTTCTTCACCTCTTCCTCAAGATCTGCGTTGTCGTCCTCGGTTTCGGCGAGATTGTCGAATGCATACGCGAGGTCTTCTTCTTTGAGGAGCTGCATCCAAAGTTCCGGGTCAAACTCGCGCAAAACGTCGAAATCCCAGCTTCCATGCAAAGCGTTACTGGCGATGAGGTAGCGGTCGAATTCGGTCTTGGTGAGTTTGCGGTTGGGCACTCGCACATCGACCTCTTTGTCCGCCATTCCAATTTCCATCATTGCGCGATGACGGTGATTGCCTGCCGCGATCCTGCCGTCGATGTCGATTACGATAATTTCGACGTACCCGTCGCGCTTAATACTGGTCTTTAGCTTTGCAAACTCAGCGTCAGTATTAACGTTCGGATTCTTGTCGGCGGGTACGAGGTCACGTACGCGACGTTTCTCTGTGTGCCATACCAGTTTCTTGCTAGCCATAATGTTATGCGATTACTTATAATCGGCACAACGAAACAAACGATGGGTGGTTTGTCGCCGAAAACAGAAAAGGCTACAAATCCAGACAACCAAAACCACACAGGTCTTTGTTGCCTCGATCTATAGCCATTCGACGGACCCTTTCCGGGTACGAAGACCTTATCGGGTCCGCCTATTTTTTCTACAGTTCTATTCGAACCTTACTCTCGCTAGGATTGCTACCACGATGGGCCTGTAGCTTAAGTATGTTCACTACCGTATTTCGATGTGCCTATGTCTAAGTCTACATTGGCCATTCACTATCACAATGGCCATAAAGCGGGAGGTGTGGACAACTCCGCAGGACGTGGCGTTGTAAATACTGTAAATAGCCCTAAATGTTACACCTGGCAAAAACCCCTTTTGGCGTAACATTTGTAACATTTACGAAATTGACCCCAGACCGAGAGGCCTCGCTGTGCTATTCTGAAATTCGCCAAGGAACCCTTGTGGGGCCTCAACCTGTTAAGGTCGAGACCGAGCGGGGGCAC